ATTATCCTGTTAAATGTAATCAAAGAGCGGTATGAGTTCCCTGAGTTAAAAAGAAAGGCGTTAGAGCAGTATGATCGGTGGGAACCCGACTCGTTTATTGTGGAGAAAAAGAGCGCAGGAGCTGCGTTGTACCAAGAATTGCGAAGAATGGGCATCCCTGTGAGTGAATACACACCTCACCGTGGCTCGGGCGATAAAACAGCAAGGTTGAATTCTGTCACAGATATAGTAGCATCGGGTACTTGTTGGGTTCCTAGAACCAGATGGGCCGAGGAGTTAGTGGATGAAGTGGCAAGTTTCCCTTTTGGGTCTAACGATGATTTGGTCGATTGCACGGTCATGGCTCTAATGCGGTTCCGCTCCGGTGGCTTTATACGGCTACCTTCCGACATGGAAGAAGAACAGCGATACTTTAAACCTAAAAAACGAGCGTATTACTAATGGCTGATGACATTGATGACTTATTAGACGGCGAACTTAGCGAAGGGGAACTCAGCGAAGGGGAGGTTGCTTTTGAGATTGAATCAGCTAACGGTAGCGATCCTCTGCTAGAGGGTGGCATTGAGATTATTCTAGTGGCTGAAGGTGAAGAAAATGATCTTTTCGAGGAACCTATAGAATTTCATGCCAATCTCGCTGAACACATGGAAGAGGATGAGCTTTCAGAACTTGCCGATGATTTATCTTCCTTAGTAGAAGCTGACATTACTAGCCGCCAAGACTGGGTTGATACCTATATAGAAGGTCTTAAAATATTAGGACTTAAATACGAAGAACGCTCTGAGCCGTGGGAAGGCGCGTGTGGCGTTAACTCAACCCTGTTGGCCGAAGCGGTTATCCGGTTCCAAGCCGAGACCATGAGTGAGACCTTCCCTGCTAGTGGGCCAGTCAAAACAAAAATTATTGGAAAAGAAACTAAACAGAAGGTTGACGCAGCAGAACGTGTTAAGACTGATATGAACTATCAGTTGACCGAAGTTATGTACGAGTACCGACCAGAGCATGAACGAATGCTGTGGGCGTTGGGCTTGTCGGGGTCAGCTTTTAAGAAAGTCTACAATGATCCCCAGAAGATGCGCCAAACGGCAGTTTACATTCCTGCTGAAGAAGTTATTGTTCCTTACGGCGCGTCTAACATAGAAGATGCCGAGCGTGTGACCCACGTAATGCGTAAGACCAAGAACGAGTTGGCTATGTTGCAAGACAGCGGATTTTATCGTGACGTTGATTTGGGTGAGCCTGAAGTATTTCATAGTGATCTTGAAGAAAAGAAAGCAGAGGACGCAGGTTTCACTGTAAATGAAGATGATCGCTACGCCTTTTATGAAATTCACGTTGAGATGGTTATTGAGGGATTTGATGACCGTGACGGATTAGCTGTACCTTATGTGGTTACTATTGATAAAGGTACTAATGAAGTGCTGGCAATACGCCGAAACTGGAATGAAGAAGACCCTCTGTACAACAAACGTCAACATTTTGTACATTATTGCTACATCCCCGGCTTTGGTTTCTACGGTTTGGGTCTAATCCACGTTGTTGGTGGGTATGCACAGGCTGGGACAAGTATTATTCGTCAGTTGGTTGACGCGGGTACGCTATCCAACCTCCCCGGCGGTTTAAAGACGCGAGATTTAAGAAACAAAGGGGAAGACACACCCATTGCCCCCGGCGAGTGGAGGGATGTTGACGTTGGATCGGGAAGTTTGCGAGACAACATCATGCCGCTTCCTTATAAAGAACCTAGCGCAACACTGGCAGGTTTGTTAGACACGATAACGCAAGAAGGTCGCAGGTTAGGTGCTATAAGTGACATGAATGTGTCAGACATGAGCGCAAATGCCCCCGTGGGTACGACATTAGCTTTGTTAGAGCGCACGTTAAAGCCTATGGCCGCTGTTCAGTCGCGCGTTCACTACGCGATGAAGGGCGAGTTTAAACTGATTAAAGCACTGATTGCTGAAAACGCTCCGCAGCATTACGACTACGACCCAGCTACAGGTGAGATAAACGCGGTACAGGACGATTACTTGATGGTTGAAGTGATTCCTGTGTCTGACCCCAACAGCTCAACAATGGCGCAGCGGGTTGTGCAGTACCAAACAGTTTTACAAATGTCAGAGAAAGCCCCTGAGATTTATGACCTACCTCAGTTACACCGACAGATGATAGAAGTAATAGGTGTTAAGAACGCTGACAAGCTCATACCTTTATCCGAGGACGCTGAACCACAAGACCCTGTGACTGAAAACATGGGTGTTCTTATAGGTGACCCGATTAAAGCGTTTATTCAACAAGACCACAAGGCTCACATTGCCGCTCATCAGGCGTTTATGCAAGACCCTAACATTGCCGCAACTATAGGTCAGAACCCGCAAGCACAAAAGATTATGGCTGCGTTACAGGCACACATTGCAGAGCATCTTGGTTTCTCTTACCGCAGTGACATCGCTGCTAAACTGGGTGTTGATTTACCTGCACCGGGGGAGAAGTTACCTACAGAAATAGAAAACCTTTTGTCTCGCGTAGTTGCCGATGCTGGAACGCAAGTAGCAGAGCAGCATAAGAAGGAAGCCGCACAGAAACAACAGCAACAACAAGCGCAACAAGCGGCACAAGACCCCAACTTAAAAATAGCACAAGAAGCTGAGAAAACTAAGCGCATGGAAGTTGAACGCAAATCTGCTAAAGATCAGGCTGAAATGCAGTTGAGCATGAACGATCAACAACTTAAAGCACAGAAAAATCAGGCTGAAATGCAGTTGAGCATGAACGATCAACAACTTAAAGCACAGAAAAATCAAGCTGATGCACAGTTAGGTAAACGTGAGCAACAACGCAAACAAGGAAAAGATGTTGTAGATTCTGAATTAAGATTAGAGGAAATCGCTGAACAGCGCAGAAATAGTCAAATGGAAGCACAACGCTCTAACGAGCAGCTAAGTAATGAAAGGAAGGAATTGGACAGGCGTGTAGATATAGACGCTTTGCGAGTATTACTGGATAGGAATAAAAATGCCAACAAGTAAACCCGCTAAAGGTAAAGCAAAAGTTAAAATAACCTCCAGTGGAAAAAAGGTTAGCTATGGGCAAGCAGGGAAAGCAAAAGGAGGCGGTTCCCGTGTAAAAGCAGGGACTTCCAAAGGAGACAGTTACTGCGCCCGAAGTTTAGGCATTAAGAAAGGTTTATCAAAAGAAAAACAAAGTAATCCCAATACACCTAACAACTTATCACGAAAAAGATGGAAGTGTAGCGGAGCGAAGTCGAGGAAATAAGCCAATGGTAAGTGTAACAGAGGCAGTGGCAATTAAACTTAACGATTCAATTGAAGCGTTAGAGCAAACCCTAAGTCGTTGTGGCTGTAAAAGCTATGACGAATATAGGCATGTGTGCGGCCAGATTCAAGGTCTACGGACTGCACTCAGTATCCAACAAGACCTTTTGCGATTACAGGAAGAAAACGATGAGTGATGGTTCTTTAGGAAACATTAAACCCTTAAACCTAACCCCCGAAAAAACGGAAGCTGAGTTAGAATCTCAAATTCCCAAACCTGTTGGTTACCACGTTCTTGTGGCTATGCCAAAGGTAGAGAGCACCTACGGGGATTCTGACCTTATTAAGTCAACCAAGACTATGCACCATGAGTCGATTCTGTCGATGGTAGGTATCGTGCTGGATATGGGAGATTTGGCTTACAGCGACAAAGATAGGTTCCCTACAGGCCCGTGGTGCCAAGAAGGGGATTATGTCATGTTTCGCATGAATAGCGGGACTCGTTTTAAGGTTGACGGTCAAGAGTTTAGATTGATGAATGACGATAGTATTGAAGCTATTGTTGTTGATCCTAACGCCATTACTAACGTCTAAGGAGAAGATCATGGCATTTGAAAAAGTAGAATTTAACTTTCCCACTGAGGAAAAGGGCGATGATTTAGAAATTGAGTCGTCCAGCGCTGTTGAATTGGATGCAGAAATACCCATTGATGTGGAAATTGTTGATGACACTCCCGAGGTGGATCGAAACCGCACTAAGTCTAAGCCACCTAGCGATGTTACCGATAGTGAATTAGATCAGTATTCTGAAAAAGTAGCTAATAGAATTAAGCACATTAGTAAGGGCTACCATGACGAGCGGCGAGAAAAAGAAAAGGTCTTACGAGAGCGAGGTGAGCTAGAAAGCTACACCCGCAACCTAATGACCGAGAATGAAAAACTGCGTCAAAATGTAGGTAAAAGTCAGGCCACCATGTTTAGTCAGGCTAAAATAGCTGTGGGACGCGACATGGAAAAAGCCAAAGCTGACTACAAAAGTGCTTATGAAGCGGGAGATGCTGATAAATTAGTGGAAGCGCAAGCAAAAATAAGCGCTGTGACCCTACGAATTGATAAATTAGCTCAAATTAAACAACCTGCTTTACAAAACAATAAAAATGAGGTACAACAACAGCAACAGCAACAGCAACAGCAGCAGCAGTACGCGCAACAGCAACAGCAGCAGCAGCAGCAGCAGTACGCGCAACAGCAGCAGCAGCAAGCCCCACAAGTTGACGACAGGGCTAAAGAATGGGCTGATGAGAACAAATGGTTTGGGCCAAATAAGCAAATGACCGCTTTGGCCTTGGGTTTCCATAACGAGTTAGTGGAAGATCATGGGCTTAACCCAACCAGTGATGAATACTACGAGAAGATTGATTCTCGTATGCGCGAAGTCTTTCCCGATAGTTTCGAGGAAGCTTCAAATAACGACGATGGGCAGAGAACAAGAAAGAGAACTAATGTAGTAGCGTCAGCAACCCGAACAACCGCCCCTAAAAAGGTAAAACTGACACGCTCACAAGTCTCAATTGCGAAGAAGCTCGGAGTTCCGCTAGAAGATTACGCCAAACAGGTTGCTAATGATATGTCGAGGGAAAGATAATGGCTGAAAAACGCGAAAGCAGAGAACTGGATAACCGCGAAAGCGAAAAACGGACAAGCCACTGGAAAGCTCCAGAGGTTTTGCCTGAACCAACCCCACAAAAGGGTTTTGGTTTTCGTTGGGTGCGAGTCAGTTCAATGGGCGACATTGATGCTGGAAATGTTTCCTCGAAACTTAGAGAAGGATGGGTGCCTTGCAAGGCAACAGAACACCCTGAGATTTTCCTTGCCAGTATTGAGCAAGAAAGATTTAAAGATAACATTGTTATCAGTGGTTTGATGTTATGCAAAGCACCTGTAGAAATGATTGAGGAGCGATCCGCCTACTACAACAATCAGGCAAAATCGCAAATGGAATCAGTCGATAACAACTTAATGCGAGAGAATGACTCAAGGATGCCTCTTTTCAATGAGCGGCAGTCAAA